AATATCGTTCAGATATAAGTTGAATGGTATCATAATTTATATATGTAATTTTTTGATTTATCGAGATTAAAACCATTTCCCGCTTATGATTTTGATTTATCGAGATTAAAACCATTTCCCGCTTATGATTTTGATTGATTAATGATTTATCGAGATTAAAACCATTTCCCGCTTATGATTTATAGATTTCCAGAAGACTTTTGATTAAAGCTTTTGCTAATCTTCGTATATCATCATATACATAAATAAATAACAGATATAGGCTTTTATCGATACATACTCAAAGGACTTTTGATTAAAGCTTTTGCTAATCTTCGTATATCATCATATACATAAATAAATAACCAGATATAGGTTTTTATCGATAATGGTTCAAAGGACTTTTGATTAAAGCTTTTGTAATCTTCGTATATCAGCTTTATACATAAATAAATAACAGATATAGGCTATTATCGATAATGGTTCAGGAGACTTTTGATTAAAGCTTTTGCAAATTTTCCATTACGGAAAATATTATCATAATCTCCGTATACCGCTTTATACATAAATAAATAACAGATATAGGCTTTTATTGATGATGGTTCAAAGGTCTTTTGATTTAATAAATTACTAATCTCCGTATACCGTTTCTATATAAAAAGAAGAAAGTCACCGAAGATTTATTTTCGGTGACTTGCATAAAAAACATAATACAAATGTAAAAAGCAGGAGAGCAAAAAATTAGTAGGCAGTCATTTATATATACTTTGAGCCATCTGAAGATTTTACAACTTCATAACTCATAGTTTCAAAGAGATTTTCAATTACATGGTCAATAATAAATATCGATTTGTTTTTGAATTTACTCAACAAATTTGATAATTCTGATTGATAATTGATTACATCTTCTTTATTTGATAGTTCTTTACCTGAGTTTAATTGACCAGATATTTCATCAATAAATATATGACTAATATTATTTTTTATATTTAATTCATGAATTGCATAAACCAGACTCAATCCAAGAAAAGCATTTTGCATTCCTGATGATAACAAAACAGGTCTGTAAACAATATTTCCATTTTCAATGACAGTCATATATAAATCACCTGATGTATGCCAATATAATTTGAAATTCATATCTTCCAACAATTCATTCAATACATTATTTATAAATTGCTGATAGTATAAGAATATAGCTTCCGGGAACTTATCTTCTACGATTGTTTTGTAAACATTGAATGTAACCAATCTTTTCTTGTATTCATCATATTCAAATAACTTATGATTTATTTCGTTAATCTTCGAATTTACAACAACTATTTCTTTCTCCAATTGATTAAATCTTGTAACAATAGCATTATATTCGGTTTTTGATTTTTGAATCTCTTCTGAATATGCTTTCTTCTTTTCATTTAATAAATCAAATTTTTCCTTCTTCACTTCGACATTTTCTATCTCAGATTTTAAAGCATTAATTCGAACAATCAAATCATTTCGTTTATCAACATTATTATTATGATTTATAACTTTTTGAATTTCGAGATTACTTTTTCTTTCGATTTCAATAAGTTCAGATATTTTGTTATCTTTTTCTTTGATACACTTATCGAATTCATTTTTCTTTGTATCGTTCAAATCAGATAACTTTCGTTTTTTCTCTTCTAAATCTTCATATACAACAGATAAAGTTAATGATAATTGTTTATCAAAGTCTTTTCGAAGCAACATCAAATTATTCTTCTTTTCATTTATGTTACCGTCGAAATCACTTAATTCATTGTTTTTCTTCTGAAGGATACTATCAATTTCCGCTTTACTATCATTATATAGTTGTTTGAATTCAGATAACTTTTGATTTAATTCTTCTATATGCTTAACATCAACATCAAATGGTCTTTTACAAGATTGGCAAATACCTGATTCCAATTCTTTTTCAATCTTATCAATTTCAAACAAATATTGTCTATTTCTTGATTTAACATCTTCTAATTTTGTATTGAAATCTATTTCAACCTTATTTCGTTTAGATGTTAAATCATTAATCTCTGTTTCAATATCTGTAATCTTTGTATCAAATTCATTCTTTATTGATTTTTGATTTTCTTGAATCCTTTCAGATTTTAATGTTTCAAGTTTGATTCTAGCTTGATTAATCTTTTCAATAAAATCATTATATTCTTTCTGTTTTTCTTGAAATTCTAAATCAATCTGTTTACGTTCGTAATCAATATTTGTTTTTGCTGGTTCAATCTGTTTTTCAGTGAATGATTCAACCTTAGCATATTCAATCTGCAGATTATCTAATGTTTCTTGATTTAATTCAATAACCGTCGGATTATACCCTAATGCGATAAGTTGATTATTGGTAGATTCCAGATGATTTTCATAAGATTTGATTTTAACTTCATAATCTGTTTTATGTGTTTCGAAATCATTTTTATGTTTTTCAATTTCAGATAGCTTCTGAATATTTTCGTTTAATTCAACTTTTGTATTGTTGTAATTAATGTTTGGTTTCGAAATATTTAATGATTCTTTGATGTTTGGTAAGTTATCTTTGAGAATCGATAAATAATTTATACCCAAATAAAACAATATCAAATCTTTTAAGTTTGAACCTGTTGTATTCAATATTTCAGATAACTTTTGACTGTTAAGAATAACAATATTATTGATAGTGTTACCAAACCATTCGTTCAAAAGATTTTCAACTACCTCTTGATTTTCAATTGTTTTCTCAGGTGTTTTGATTACAACAGATGATTTAACGGTACTTACATAATCTTTCCAATTGATAGATGTCTTTTGTTCATCTGAAACATTATTCTTCCATATTCTTTCATTCTTACGAATTATTTCAAGAGGCTTTTGATTGATTGTAAACGATAATTTAATGATTTGTTCATCTATATCTGGATTACTATCATTAAACAATAACAAAGCATTCTTAACTTTTTGATTCTTACTTAAACCATCGAAAACATTACCAGTAATAACATACTTTATCATGTTGTATAGAGTTGTTTTCCCGATACCGTTCGTTCCCTTAATTCGAACAAGACCCGGAATATCTAAATCAATATTGTTTTCGCCTAATCCCATAAAAGAATTAGTATATATCGATAACAATTTAATATCGTAAAATTTATTGGTATGATAATTTAAGATATTGCTGTATTCAGACTTGAACAGATTAATAACATCAGATTTTACTTTATCATCAATATCACTATTATTCAATGTATCAATTTGTGCTTCGAATAGCTTTTGAATCTGTTCATCAGTTAAATGAATAGGTTTCAAAGATTTTAAATCATCTGAAATAATTACTTCACCATTATTTTCAACATCTGTATTATCCTCAGATGTATCTTGAACAATTTCTAAAACTTTCTGTATCTTTTCAATTGCTTCTTCTGATTCAATCTGTAAACCATTGTATTTTACTTCAATCTTTGATTCCAGATTATTTAATATTGATTTAAAGAATTCTTGTATCTTATTTGTTAATTCAGATTCAACTTGACGATAATAATATAACAATTTTATCACTATCGTATTTTCAACAATATTAAATTTCGAAGGTAGAATTGTTTCGATAGTACCCACATTTTTAGTCAACATATCCATTATTTCGGCAATGATATACGTCTCTTTAATATCGATAGTGATATAATTTCGGAAATTAATTAATGATGATTTTTTATCAAGAATTAATTTATGTGCTTTAGTGTCGATTTGATAGATGTTAATGAATTTTTCTGATGTTGTTTCGTCAAACTTCATCTGATTGTTTTTCAATATCTTTATATATTCACCTTCACCTGCATTAACTTGTTGAGCACTACCGCTGTAAAAAAAGTAGTTATCGAAATTATAATTTTCATGAATATCACCAGCAATTACATAATCACAACCATCATTTTTGAATGTATCTATCGATAATTTTCTGTCTAATATATCTTGTCTGACGGGTAATTTCTTTTCGATAGCATATTCTTTCAATATATCATGATATATACCTATATATGTTGAATTGGAATCTTTTTCAAATGGTTGAAGATTCATTCCATCTCTCAAACAGTAACCAACATATTTTATGTTTTGATGCATTTTTGATTGATAGATACCGGATTTATTTATATAGATAAATTTTTCTGAATACTCTTCGTTCAGAGACGATAACATATTTATGAATGTATCGAAAACTGTTATATCTGTTTCACCTTCCTGTTGACGAGATTTTTTCAATATCAAATCATGATTACCTTCCATAAATATCACTTCATCTAAAGTATCGATATTTAACAAATCAACCAAAAATTGATAAATCATCTTTACTTCAGCATTAGTTTGTGGTGTCACATCAAATATATCACCAGCAATAATTAACGAATCAATACCGTAATATCTATCGCTTACAGTATTGATTATATCCATCAATGTTCTTTTCTGTGGTAATTCAGATTTCTTAAGATTCAAATGCAAATCAGCAATATGAGCAATCTTAAATTGTTTGAAAATGTTATTTTCCATTTTTACATGTATATTAAGTTATAAAATAAAAATATCGGAAACATACAATAATCATAAGTTGATTAGATGTTTCCGATACTCTTTTGAATTGAATTAATTATTTTCCAATTTACTTAATTGTATCTCCAATTCTTTTGATTCATTATCATATTTTTGTTTTAATAATTTTATTTGACATTTCAAGATTTCGATTTGATTTTGTTTTTCAATTTTCTCAAGAACAGTCAATATTTCCTTAAATGGATTATCTGTTAATTTACCTTGAGAAGATAAAATCTTATCGTATTCTTTTAAATGTATATCAGAATCTTTTAAATAAACATTACAAGAACCTACTTGAATTTGAAACTCTTTCCAACCCTCATAAAATCTTATCGTATAAGTTTTGAAAGTAACATCTTGTTTAACATTGGTTATACAATATCTACCATTTAAAAGATGATTTAAAATTCTTTGTTTATATTCTGATAATATTATATCCAATGTTGTATAAGATTCTTCAGATTTCTTAAGAGTACTGTTTTCAAATATGTAATCATCTTTTATATACTGCCCTTTAAATGTGTATTTGAAATCAAAACCTTCATATCTGACAACAATATGTGTATTATAGATATTTGTAACAATACCTTCTTTAACTTCTGGAAAATATGTTTTATCGAAAACTATATCACCCTTCTTGAAGTCGTTCTTTAAGTCTCTTTCCATAATTATAAATATTATCAATTACTTTTATTTCTGAATGTTCAAAATCTGTCCAACTGAAATCAGATAGAGATATTTTACCGTTTTTGTCTCCAAATTGTTTTTGAAACTTTCCATCTCTGTTATTATATACAACAAGAAAATCTGTATAGATATCTCCAACAGTTTGACGAATTATGTCACCTTCGTAAATCTCTTTTCCAAAAGAATCATACATACCAGTAAATTGACCAATACTTTCAACAGCTACTGTCAATTCTGTTCGTATTGTTTCAAGTGGTATATGATGACCAATTTTGTTGTAATCTGTTAAATAACCATATATCCAACGATTTACTTCTAAATCAGTTGTATATCCCCTAAATTTTCTTGCTATCATAATAAATTTCTAAGATATTTTTTATATTCTTCATCTGATATTGGTTCAAAATACTCATAATTTACATTTCTATCAATAAATGGATAAAAGTATTTTAGTCCTTCTGATGTTTCTCTGAAATCTTTTAATATTCCAATAAATTCTATTTCATCTTTTGAATAACCAAATTTACCCCAAGAATCAATATATTTTGTATAATCAATTTGTGGTTCTTGAGTAAAGTTTTCATCAAGATTATATTCTTTTGTTGCTAATGTTGGATTGACTGCTCTTGTATGAATATATCCTTGATTCATAATTATTAATCGTCCGGTTAAATCATAATAAACCGAATTTTTAACTTTTTCAAAATTAACAACAAGATATTTTTCACCATTTGCTGTTTGATTGATTTGTACAACTGTACCAAACTTAAATGTATAATCAAATACGTCTTGATTTACATAAAATTCTACTTTTTCTTTTGTTTCTTGCATGATATTTTTAATTTTTGTATTTTTCAATTTTTAAACTTTCTCGATAATCTTTACCCGCTATTATTCTTTCGTTTGCATAATTTGGACAATATTTTTCGATAAGATTTTTGATTTCAGATATTAATTTTATATCATATTCAGTATCCATATCAAAACATCTAACTTCATCTGATTGATATAATTCAAAATCTTTAGGATTTAATATGAAAATTCTGTTACAACCTGAAAATATAGGGTGAATTATAAATAAACCGAATGAATTTTTATCATCGTATTTAATAGCTGAACAACTATTAATTAATCGTAAATCAATGATTTCATACGATTTTCTATAGATTTGATCTAATAATTTTCGATATTCTTCAATCATTATTCTATCAAATTATTATCCTCATAAAAATATTCTACCGAATTAGTATTCATTAATTGCACCATATTCGTTTGAACCGGCAATTAATACATCATCAAATTGAGGTGGTAATGTTTCAGTTCTTCTGACACAATAATATTCATCATCAATTTTGATAACAAATTCCGAATCTGGATTACGACTTGTAACTATCGTAATATTGTTTTTATCCATCAAATTAAACAATTCGTCCAATTTCATTTTGACGGGTTTCGTAGGTGTTTTGATTCTCATAAATATTTTTCTTTGTATATTTCAATTAATTTTTGTAATAACTTTTCTCTTCCAAAATGATAATCATAAAATCTTTCAACTAATAAAGGTGAATCTTCATCAATCCAGATTTCATAAATATAAAGCGGTTTATGGAGATTACCTTTCTCATAAGGTTCATCAAAAACCAATCTATATGCAAAATAGAAACCATATTTTCGAAACCAATCAAAAGCTAATTCATAATCACAAATAGCTATCAAATCATCTGATTCATCACCATTTAATGGTTCTTTTTCAGTATCATCATTTAAGAAAGTTTTTATACCAATACCTTTCTGATATTGAAATAAACATTTCTCGTCGAAACCTATTTCTTTCAGTTGTTTAGCTAAATAAACAGGTACTAATGATTTTACGAAATTATTTGTTTTCAAATTCATACCGCAACTTCAGCTTTAATCTGTGAATAATGTTCTTTTGATGAATAATTTTTTAAACGGAATAAATCAAAGTTTTCAAGACATATTGCATTTAAAAAGTTATCCAATTCTTTTTTAGTTATTTCTCGTTTCAAATTATCTTCGTTTAAGAAATCAAACGAAGATATTAGTTGTTGATTATATTCAATTTGAGGTAGTTCCTGAGGATTTTTAATATTTTTTAAATTACGATATTCACCTACATTTTTAATACCTACAACAGATAAATATTGGTCATTGTGTTGTTTAACAGCTTGAAAATGATTTTTATAAACATGCCAATCATTAAAAGTACAATGAACAATTCTTGGTTTATATCCTGTCATTATACTCATGAAATGTAACATAAACGAAAACAGTAAGAAATCATAAGGTACCCCCAAAAAGCAATCTCCTGACCTTTGATTTACATGCAAATCTAACCATCTTGTACCATTATGTTCAAAACTGGTAAAATGATACAGAAAATGGCAGCATGCCAAAGATTGTTCGTTCAAATCACTTCCATTCCATAGATTAATCAAAGCTCTTCTGGAATTTGGATTTGTTCTCATTTCATTAATAACATACAATAATTGGTCAAATTTCTTTTCGTTATCAAAATATCTCATTTGATGACCGTAAATCTTTCCAAATTCACCTGTTTCTTTATTAACCCAACTATCCCAGTAATTAACACCATTATCTTTAAGAAACTTCAAATCAGTTCTACCAAGCATTATCCACATAAACTCAATAAATGCTGTTTTGAATCCAATCTGTTTTCCTCTCATAATAGGAAACGAATAATGACAATGTAAATCAATATGTACAGATTGCTTTCGAACAACATCTATATTTGTTCTATTTTCAGATTCAATACCAAATCCTAAAGTAAGTATTGCTTGTTTGAGATATTGATGTTCGAAATCAAGTTGAGAATCAATATCATAAAGTCTTTGAATATCTGAAAACTCTAAAGAATCAATTTTTAATAATTCTTCTTTTTCATGATGTTTTTCAAGTTCTGAAACTTTAGACCAATTGTATTCTGGATTAATCCAATACAATAGTCGTTCAACCATAATTTGTCCTAATTCTTTGTCTTCCATACTAATTCAGTAAATTCGTTATAAACAAGTCCCATTCCATAAATAGAGAGAATAATCATTTCGAGCATAATAAACGAATACATTATTTTCCAATATAAATGCTTAATATTTTTAGTATTCATAAAATTTTTTAATGCGTCTATAACATAGAGCGGAACCATTAAATGAATCAAAAGTGTGATGAAAATTAAAAACGGCATATATTTTATTTATTGTATAAATTATTATTTCGTAAAGTTGTTCAATAATAAGTTGAAATGTTATTTTCGGAATTTATTTTTAATCTTCTTTTCTTTCCGTTCTTTAGCTCTTCTTTCTTTTCTACTTGGTTTAACATTTTGCATCTTTCGAAGTTCTTTAGTCAAAGGTGATGCGGTTATTTCTAATTCTATCATATATTTAAATGTTTAAATTAATATCTTTCATAATCCAGTAATTGGCATTTCGATTTTTAACAAATCCCATCATTTTTTCCTGTACTTTTAATTGTTCTCTAAATATTCGTTTCTCTTTCATATACATAAAATTAGGTTTCAAATCATTAAACAAATCACTTCTGACATTTGCAGGTCCATCAATTATATGTATAGGTTCTTTAATTACGATATTATCAGGTAATTTATTGTTTTTAATGATTTCCTCCATTTCGTTATGATATTTACGAGCATTATTTACAAATTTCTGAACATTCATTGCAACAGGTATAGTATATCTTGAATAATGTTTGACACAATTTTGTTCATTCATATCTATGAACTGTACTATGTCATCAGACATACCGAAAAAATAATAACCCCTATTTATCAGGTAATTAGCCGCATTAAACTTGGATAATGTTTTAGTTGTCGAATAAATTTCTTTACCTCGAAACATAAACGTTTCCTTTATTTTCACCATTTTAAATATACCTGAAAATGTTACCTTAGATACTGTTCCATCTGCAGATGATTTATCAGGTCTCTTCAGTAACACAACATCTCTGAAATTATCTTCAAGTAACCCTAATAATATACCCTTTAAGATTGTTTTGTCAAATTGATAAACCATCGGTTCCTGATACTTTGCCCATCGAATCTGTTCCTTTATTGATTTCGCTAAATATTCTTCAGCTGCGAAACATTCATAACTGTTTGATAGATATTCTTTCGTTATTGCTCCGGTTTCAATATTTTTACTAACTCTCATATTGAATCGTTCAGTAAACAAATAGAAATCATTTGTATAAACATATATGGAAAATTTGTTATCATCGAAATCAAACATGTGCATCATACATTTATATAATGCTTGATACAAAGAATGTTGAATCTCATCAATTTCTTCTATATATCTATGAACAGACTTAAGTTGAGTTTTTGTAACACTGAGAGTCATTCGAGTAAATTTCCTACATACTTGACCCATTTTATCATTTGATATATGTTCATTTACCCAACAAGACCGAAAGCCATCTGTTTGCAATCTCAAAGCATTTAATTGAGTAAACAATCTAAAGTTTGGATGCTTATACAATGTATTCCAGTTTTTCTGTATTATCGATGTTATACCGTCTTCAATATCTTCTTCAGTAATTGGTTTAATACTACCTTTCTTTAATGAAAAACCATATTCCAACTCTCTAATGGTTGTTGTTTCAGGATTTATCATACTTGCACAATAAAGTTGTGTAGGTGTCATCTCTAATTCCTGTATAACATCTTTGAACATTTCTTCATCTGATAACCCATCTTCATCATCGGGTAACATAATATACTTTTCAAAAACTTGTAAAGCATAGTTCATAATCCGGTCGTAGTACTTCAAATTACATAACAATAACTGGTCTAAACTACTGTAAATATGATTTATCTCACCATTTCGAAACATCTCTTGTTCTTTTTCGTATTGTTCTTTATTAAATCGAACAAGTTTTTTAATACGTAAATAATGGTTATCTTCAAACAAAAGAGGATTCGAAGATATAAGACTACTCCATCTGAAATCAAATAGTTTATTCTTCTCTAATCTTTTGATTAATGAATCCTTATATTCTTGATATGTTATAAAGTTTTCAGGTAACTTTTGTTCCTTTACTTTATTATTCAAGTCTTTTAGAACAGATAATTTTGTTTCGGAATCAATCTTTTTATTGTATATTTCATTGATTGCATCTTGTGATAATAAGGGAATATTCATAAGTATTTTGATTATATTAAAATTCTTGGTCTTTTAATTTTTTGGTATGTTTATATTTTGATATACCTCTGGTTGTGTGTAATTTCTGAGTCACATTGAACATGTTTGTAATCATAACATCAATGGTTTGTTTATTTATCAATTCTTGATTGTTTTGTTCAGGTAACAATATATAATTGAAACTGATACCATTTTTTGATGTACTCTTTTCAGCTATATTTGATAACAAATCAATTATCGAATCTTTAATCTTATCAAAAGCATATTTGGTATTTATCTTTACACCGATACTTTCAATATAATCATAAGTCCATTTTTCAATTGTTGATTTATATGTATCGTAAGGTATTCGTTTATTTTTGTCTAATTCAAATTGATCCAAAAATACATATATGTCTTCAATTATTTTAATGATAGGTTCAGATAATTGTGCATTTTCAGATGATTCAATTAATTTAATTAACTGAATAGCTCTGGAAAACTTCTTTTGCTGTAATATACCGTCTTCATTTACATATTGCATGATTAATTGAATACATCTATCAGGTGAATATTTCTTTACCAAGAATTTAGCAAATCTAATCATCTTTTCTAAGGCGATTCGAGACTGTACAATACATAATTTAGGTGTAGCAAATGTATCAAAGCTTATTTGAATATAATCTGTAATCGTTCTATCTTCAACAATTAATTCCGTATCAGATAAATTTTTACTTATCCAATCTATAATGTTGTTGAATTCTAACCCATATTCATTTACATACTTATTTTTATTTATTAAGTCGATAAATGTACCTATCATAAGATTGTGCTTACGTATCTTTTCGGCTTTTGCAGAATCTAACCCAATTTTCTTTAATTCGTCTTGTTCTTTTTGTGATAATCCTTCAAATTCTGTTGATATTTTTATTTCGTAACCATATTTGTACAATACTCTTGCAATCTTTGTTGGATGTTGCATTGCTTCCAAATACTTATCTTCAAAATTTATCAATTCATATTCTTCAGGATTAAATTGTATTTTTCCGTTAAAAAGTGTAAAACCCGGAGTTGATACGTTCCCTAATACTGGGTCATATTCGGTAACAAATGTATTCTTAGCATTTGCGATTTCTTTATCATCAATAAATCTAAGTTTATCATCATCTGTTATTTGTATTGATAAATCTGGTTCCTTCAATAAATCGTTTTCATTTTCATCTATCGTAATACAATAAATACTGTAGATACCTTTCTTTCGAATTCGAGCATTAAACTGTTCTATTTCGTAACCAGAAAATTTACCTAAATATATAGATGCAAATTCATATTTATCTTTAATGTCAACACCTACTGAAAGATAATTGGTACAGAATACAACTTCATAATCAGCAATAGTTGCTTTTTCATTGATTAATTTACATATCTCTTGGTCTGTATTGGAACGTTTATAATAACCATATTTGATTGTTCTACCCATCAAATATTCTATCATACCAATCAATTTTTCAGTGTAAATCTCTCCTTTGTTGGTAGGTATCAATAATCTGTAACCTGCTTCAATTAATTGTTTTGTTTTTGAAGCTAATCTGGTCATTCCATCTAAATTATCATCACATAACAAAAATTCCATAGTTTTATTATGTGGTTTCTTGTAAACAGAGATAAAATTACCTACATTTTTGAAAAAGAATTCTTCACCCGTTAATGTACCTGACATTAAAACCAATTTAGATGCGAATTGGTTTGTTGACGAAATATAATATAATTCTTTTATTTTCTTTAAAGCAGATGATGTTGCTTCTATACGATATTGAGATGTAAACAACAGATGTGATTCGTCAATAAATATGTAATCAAACATGTTAGAAATCTTATCCACATTAGCTTTGGAAAACTTATCAAACGTTGTAACTGCATTGATTCCGTATTCCATATCTTTTATAGATTTATTCCCATAAAACACATCAAAATCATTTATTATTGTTTCATCATTTTCAACCTTATTTTTAATTACAGATATATAAGGTAAAACCAATAATACTCGTTTACCGTTTTTTGCAAGCTGTTTGACTATGGACGTTTTACCACCACCGGCCGGTACATCGAGAATATTTATCTTTTCATGAGTTATTCGACTTAATATCTCATCGAAGTAATCACCGAGATATTTTCCATCTTCCAATTTATATTCATATTCATATTCATCTTCACATCTTATAGCGGTTAACATACAATCTCGTAAATATGCTTTTTCAGAATTATACATTGGTTGTAATATTTCAGGAGCTATATTTTGTTTCAATACACCACATTTTGTAAGTATTTCCAATCCAACTTTAGACGGCTGTTTCTTGTTAGTTATAGCGCAAGCATAGAAACCATTGATTTCACTTTCATTCTTACATTTCTTTGAATCTAATATAACATGAGCAATCTGTAAACCATCTTTTCCAAATAACGGTGCAAGTGTATTACAAACATTATAACGAGTGAAATAGTTTATTTGATTTCTCGGTAGAATTGTCAAACCAGATAAATCAATATTAGTCTTTACATATTTTGATAAATCAACATCATCAAGATTTACTTTTTCAATGTTAGCGTTAGCTTCCTGACGTAATTCATCATTAATTAATGTAATGAAACGATTAAATTTGTTATCTCGTAAAAGGACTCTTAAAATTGTTGTTTCATATTCTAAACCGTCTAATGTCTGACTTAAACCTAATGCTGGATGTAAATCTATGAAATTTTGATTAACTAACGGTAATGGGTCGTATGATAACTTAACACCTGTAGTGATTCGAGCTGTTGTATTATCGAGATATTCACAATCTAATTCTTTATTCCAATTAGGATATTTCGCTATCTTATTAAATGTAGCTAATCTTTGTATTGCATCATTTATATTTGATTGTTTCGTAATATAATTAACATAATACCAATATTTTGATATAGCTTCATTATCTTGCGGTTTAGTATAAATATGATGTGGAGGTGCTACTTTTGTATAGATGTGTAATCCTTTACCAGATGATGATTTAACAATCCATAAAAACCAATGAAAAGGTATTAATTCCTGATATAAAAGTTTTTTCAGATTATCGACACTTCCTTCCCATTCTTTTAAGTCAATATCAAATACTTGTAAACCATTCCAAGCATAATAATGTTCTTTCGTAGGTCTAATCGGTTCATATGTACAATAAAATTGATGTCTCAAAGCTTTTTCGGTTGAAGCATTTTCAGGATTTATTATCTCCAGCAATAATTCACCTAATGTTCTTGTACGATATAATTTTTTCAATGATAAATTATTGATATACGAATTTTCAAGTAAACATACTTTATTGTTTGTGATAAAATCTTTCGAAAGTAGTTTGACAAGTAATTCGTTATTAATGATTCTATCTTCAGCTAATTGTTTTTTCTTTTCGGATTCAATCTTATTTTGATTAATTATATAATTAGCGATATTTTGAATATTATTATTTTCCGTAAACAATATATTCTTTATGATGTAATCTGCTAATCTGTATGATAAATCAATATTTGTATCGTAACCAAATCGTTCAAATATTGAATAGTCTTCTGTTTTTTCATCAATATTATACATATCTTGCATATCATAGATGATTTGAAGACATTTCATCATATAATCTTCGTTTTCAAAATCTTCAATATCTGAGTAGAATTCCGCATTTTTTGATAACAATACTTGTTTGAAATATGTTTGTTTCAATTTTTCATATTTCTCAAACAATTTATTAGATGCTCTCGATTTAAAAATCAAATCATTATATGTAGGGAAATCCGAACTAACCTGTAGTCCGGATTCTTCCATTTCAGCACTTTCTAGAGTTAAATCGTTTAATGATTGAATCTGATTTCGAAAGTCATTCAATCTATTTTTTTCAGATTCTACAACTAATCTTTCATTCTTTTCAAACTCTTTTGAATCTTTTGATTTAATAATTTCAATAGCTAATTGATTGATTTCTTCTTTCGATAACTTCCTATCTTCAGCTCTTTCAATCTCTCTTTTTCTTTTCGCTATCTTCTTTTTATTATAAGCGATAACAGATTTTTTTACGATTTCGTCAATATTCTGTTTATCATTATTTATTTCAGTAGCTGTTATCTCCATAAATTTAACATTTAACAACCATACATATTTGTATTATTATCATTATTATTGTCGTTAACCAATATAAAATATAGGATAACAGCCATTATCAAACTAATTAAGTAAAGCTTTATTTCCATTCGTATTTTGATTTTATTAATTCAAAGTCTTCTTGATTATCAACATAAATAACCATTTCATTGTAATATATTTCGTAATCAAATTTAATTGTTTCAAATTCTGGAAAGTATTGTTTCAAAGATTTAATGTATGTTAATTCTTCATTAATAGGATAATTATAAATAAAAACAGTACTTTTTAATTTGAAAGATTTTGATTTATCAGATTTTAGATAAACAAATACATTTCCGATATGTCCTCCAATCATGGTATTATTGCTCCTTTTTGAATTATTTGTTCCGAGTTACCAAAAGATTCGATTAACTGTACAATGTTATAATGTAGGTAACCATCTTTTGTTAGTTTTTTATACAACTTATCTGATTCGGTAAAATTTAAATCGAAAGTTAAATATGATTCATTATTTAATGATGTTAAATTATAAACTTCCGAATTATCATCAGAAAAGATAATTAACGTATATAACTTATTTGGTTCTTTAATTAAATTTTTGAAACCAATTATCTTTCGTTCAAACTTTATCTTGTTTTCAGTAACCATTTCAACATACTTGTGAACTGGTAATTCCACATACTTAACAATTTCTTTCGTTTCAATTATTTGATTATTGATTACGTCATTATCATTAACTTCAACTTTGATTGGTTGAAATCTGGTTGCAATCAATCTATCAAATATGCTGTTATCGAGAAATTGTTTAATGTTCGGTAAAATCTTTGATGTTCTACGAATTAATCTGTATATGTTATTTACGATATATGTAGTTGTTACTTGAATTTCGATGTCATTACTTGATTCGAACATTTCTTTAGTAACATAAGGAATTATCGATACAGGTCCAAATGGATTATCGTAATTTTGATACAGATTGGTTCTGTAATTTTCTTCAGATACATTACCAACCGATACACTATGTATTACTTCGAAATTATTTACATTGTTTTCATTTAAATGTAGATAATCAGTAATTGCTTTTTGAATAGTTATGTTGTTATCGATATAATATGGTTTGATTACGTAATATGACCCTTTTTGAGTTATCGATGTTTGAATCTTATCTGGTAATAATTTTTCGTATATTACCGGTTCCAACGTATCTTTTATCTCCCTATATCTATAGATAAAACCATATCTATTACTGTGTATATCCGTATCACAGTCGGAATAAGTTATTGGAATAATTGATATAAATACATTGTTTTCTGATATATTAGGAACATCAAAATCATATCGAGCAGTCCAAAAATCACCTTCTAATTTCATAACACCATTATTAAATCTAAATGATTCAAGCGGTATTATTTGATTGTAGAAAATATTTGTATCATTCGAAACTATACTGATAAGTAACGAAAATATACCTTGAGTTTTGAATCCTTGTCGTAAATAAATTGTATATGTATTGAATTTCTTATTTACATCTGGATATGTAGATATATCAAATATTCGATTTGTAAACAACTTATTGATTCTACCAGCAGTTATTTCGGTTAAAGCAGAAGGAAATGGTTTTGCTGAATCACTCCAAACAAAACCATCTATATGGTCTGTATCAGTATATTGATTATTGATTTTTTTAAACGATTTTAATTCGTTCTTTTCAAATATCTGGAGAAGAATATCTTCACCAATTCTCATCAATTTTTCATTCATCGTAATCAGGAATATATAAATTTGTCAAACCTTCTTTCTTTATTTCAGGAATTGTTAAATGATTATCTTCATATATCGATTCAATCTTTAATATTTCAAGGAATTGATTTATATCGAATGGATTAGATACTAAATGATAACCAGATTTAGAAGGAATTATACCAATTATTCTATTATTATCTCCATCATTATAACCTCTCAACATATCTTTACTGTTAATTATACGGATTATTTCCTGTTTGTATTTTTCATCTTTCGAATCTAAATCAATTATCCATTTTTTATATTTATCAGCAACCATACCAGTAGTACTTCCGGCAGATGTAATTAACTTATCCAAACCTGCTTTGTAATGTTCTTGAGATATTTCATCAGCTAATTTCTTAAGTGATTCGAAAGCTACTTTACGATAAGATTTAACATTTACATTAATCATCGCTCGAGCTTTGAAAAAATCACATAACGGAATAATCTCTTCTTCCAATTTACGATTCAAATATTCTAAATTTGATACTTTATATGATTTAATGAGTGATGAATTTTTGTTTAGTCCTGAATCATCTTTTTTCCGTTTTAAAATAAATATCTGATAAAACCAATCATCATTAAAATTATCAAAATCTATTATTTTCGAATCTAAAAGTATGCCTAAATTGTTAATTGCTTTCATCATTGTGTAATTCTATAAATATAAAGTTATGTTCTTTTGATGCTTGATATAATTCTTCAAAAGCTTCTTGAAGTTGTTTGTCTTCAACACCTTCTAAAGCATCATTTATTTCATCTATACTGTAAAGTGAATGTTCTTCAGATGTTCCAGAATCTTCAACAACATCTTGAATGAATTTTTTCAATTCATCATCTAAATCTGGTTCAAACAAAACACTATAGATTGACCCACCTAATATACGTTTATTCATGCTTTTATCGTTTTAATATTACTAACATATTTTTCTTTGAATTCAATCAATTCTTTTAAGTACATATCAGTTTCAGAAGTTCTTTGAGTGTAATCTAATAACTCTTTTGTATCTTCCAATTCTTTCTGTAACTTTTCGATTTCTTCTTTGGTTAATCTTTGAATATTCAGTTTCAAACCATTAAATGATAATCCAAGTTTTAACATATCTCTCTTAATATCACCCAAAGGACGTTTGAAAATGATTAATTCTTCATTGATAACACATTGAATAAATCTACATAAATCATCTAATTCAGTGATTTTTTCTTTCAATTGTTGAATTAATTTTTTCTTTCGAATACTGTATATATTCAATCTTCGTTTTACAAAATTATCTATTAAATCGAATTGTGTTTCGGAAAATAATATACTTCCATCACCATCAATAGTGTTTAATTGTAAAGCTGGAACTTTCGCAAACAACTTAAGTTTTGTGAAGAAATCAAACTTATTACCTTCGAAACGTTTTTTCAACCATTTAACAGGAAATTTTATTCTTATATCAAAACTATCATTATTACTATAATCATCAAAATCAGCAATATAGAATTTATCTTTTAATGTTTGTAAGTGATTTATATACTTACGATGTTGAATATTGAAAGGTAAATCTTTGATGATAACTGTATCTTTATCGAAATCGATTTCGTATTCACCCACATTATACCAGCAATCTTTGTTTCCATTGTATAAAAAGTTCTTTTCTTTGATACCTTTCATTTCAGGTCGTAAAGAATTTTTATTTGATAACATATCATCATCGCTTGAACCATTTATCAAACAACGGATACAAGCATTAATTATATCATCAATATTGTGTTGAAACGTTCTATAGCTGAAACCAAAACCCGGTGAGTTTGTGGTATTTAATAAAACCAATGGAATTATAGGAAAGAAGTGTTCTGGTTCGTTTTCTTCACCTTCGTCTTGTGTTAACTTCCATAAATTACTATCATATTTGTATATTTCTAAATAATCATTAATTCTAACAGACAAATAACGAGCAGCAGTATTTACTTCATTATTTCGAAGTGAAGGTGTTTGTCCAATAACATTTAAAGGTGGATATTTCATGTTATGGATAGCTGAAAGCTGTTCAGACGTCGATTTCAAACTATTATCACCATGTAAAAAATTTAGTTTCATCGTATCACCTAAAAGTGTGGTAAGTTTAGATTTCTTACCATTTTTGATAGTACCTGTAATTGCAGCATAAACTATCTTTCTTGCTCCAATTCGTAAACCATCATATATACTTGGTAATGCTCTCGTTTCAATAACATACTTAGCGAAATCTTTCAAATAAGTATTGAAAAAATCATCTGTTGATATTCGCTGTACTATTTTTTGTTCTGCTATCATAATTTTTTATTTTTTCTTTTATTTTTGAGTTAACATCATTTATTGTTTCACTTTCAGCAATAATTTGATATATATTTAATATTGTCGATAAATCCTTATATTTATAAGCTGGAATTGTATTTTCCATGATTTTATCTTCAATCATTGGACAAATCATTTTATTACCTATATCTTTTGTATATAAATATTTAAACTTATCGAGCCTGATTCCTTTTTCGTCAAGTAATTTAGCTGTTTCAAAAGATATAAATTTGTTTTCAACATCAATTATTTTCATCATCAGAATTTATTTCGTTCAACAATATCGCTTTTCTTGCTTCGGTATCTTTATCAAACCATATTTTTATATGTTCTTTATAATTTGTTGTTAATTCGAATTGAACCAATTTTTGTTTTGTAAGCATCTCTTTATATTGAACATCTGATAAACTACCTAATCCTTTGAAATAATGTATTTCGTAACCCTTAAGTTTATTATCTTTCATATCTCTTTCGAAAGACGGTAATTCATAATAATTGATTACATCTTTATCTTTATAAGCAGATATAATTGGTGAAATTAATCGATAAACCTTACCAGCTTTGATTAATTCAGGAAAATAAGTACCAATGAAAGTTAACACCAAAGAACAAATGTGCGAACCATCATGGTCCATATCAGTACTGATAAGAATTTTATCAAACGGACAGTTTTTGATATTTCCTTTAGGGTCATCAAATTGAAGTTTCAAACAAGCAATTAACTCTCGAATTTCTTGATTTTCAAGTAATTTTTCTCTTCCAAGATTTAAACTATTCAATATTTTACCTCTTAATGTATAAGCAGCATCTGTTTGAGGATTTCTAAATTTTCTGAAACCTTCTGATGCTGATGTACCTTCAAATATAAATAAATTTTTTGATAACTTATTATTTTTACCAGCACAATCTATTAACTTATTTGATTTGGTCTGTTTAATTAATGAATTAAGTTTTTTGGTTTGTTTCTTTAATTCTGCAGCATATTTGATTTCATAATAATCTATTAAATCTTGTAATACTTGACAATTCGAAAGCTCTTTGATAAATTGTTTCGAAAGTTTAAGCTTATCAGACGGTAATTTAACAGTTAAATTAGTTTTTGTCTGAGAATCATAATTTGGATTGTTAACGGATACATTACAGAATATGGTAATTTTCGATTTAATATCTTTTTCAGTGATTAATTCAATGTTATTAGATTTTAATGAATCTAATAATTCAGAAGTAACCTGTTTAAATATTTTATCAATGTGGGTACCCTTTGAACAAACCGCACCATTTACGAATCCAAAGCTATCAAAACCAATATTTCTACAAACAACAAATTCATCAATACCATATTGATGTACTAATTGAATATTTGATAACTCTTCTTTTGAAAAATGTAACTTAACAAATTCTTCAAAATTATTAAATTGCCATATTGAATTCAATGGATAATTACCATCTGAATCTTGAAAATCACATTCAAAAGTTACTTTCAAACCTAAATTTGCTGCAGCCGCATCAATACATCTTTTCTGAATTAATCTGAAGAAATGAAGGTCTAATTCTTCTCTTTCAAATCTTGATAATTCAATATTGAAAGTAAATTGAGTATAGTGTTCATCGTTTGTTACATGTTCAACTACTTCACTTTCAACATTTTGCATGTTGTTTGTCCAAACTGTGGTGATTTTGTTTTTACCATCTGCTGTTTGACATTCAAATCTTGAAGAAAATATATTTGCAATCTTACAACCAATACCATTCAAACCTACTCCGGTTCTTTCCAATTCTTGATTGTAATTTCCAGAAGTCCTTAGTGTACCAAATAACCACGATGAAACATATTTTCCAGCTGTCTTGTGTATCTGAACAGGAATACCACCATTATCTTTTATGATGACTTTTCCATTTTTTCCAATATATACATAAATTTCATCAATATCAAATAATCTTGTTTTCCTTCTTCTTTCGTCAATACTGTTACTTAAAACTTCATCAACAATTTTTGTTAAACCTGCAGAATACATAACATTATCAACAGGTAATATACGATTTTCTGATGGTTTATAAAGATTTGTGGTGATAGGTTCATTCCAAATATTTCCGATATACATACCCGCGCGTTCGAGAATATGCTGGATTTCTGTCATGCTCCCAAATCTTTCTTCAATACTAAACTCTTTCTGGTTGTCCATAAAATTAATTTTTTATTATATAAATCTATATTTCGTAAACATAAACGAATATAGGTTGGACAAATAATATCCAACCCATATCCAAATCAAAATATATAATACATGAAAATAATATAGCGTTCAAATTAAAATGCTGTTATGCCGAATATTTTAGGTGTTTTACCTTTCTCTTTTTCATAATATTCATCAACCGTAATTTGTTTGATTTCATCTTTCTCAATATCATAATGGAAATATTTAGCATCCCAAGTTGAAAAATCATCTTCTCTTAAAATTGAATTAACCATTATATTGACTTGAAATCTTACAAATTCTGAATTCATTTTTCTTATGTCTACTTTATATTTAATTTTTTGTTCAGAACGTGTTCGTTTCTTAATATCAATCAATGTTTCTTTAAAAATCTCTTTCAAATCAAGTTTGAGATATAATTCTTTTTTAATTTGATGTTCTTCTTTTTAATATAATTCTCGAAGTTTACACCATTCTTCTAAATATTTATGATATTGATTGATATGGTCTGTGATTGTAATATTCATAACTAATCTAATCTGGTTTCTTTAATTGTTATCCATTTTTCTGGTTCATTATCATTTTCATAGTATGATTTTGCATCATATTCTTTCAAAAGTTTTTCGTCTAATAAGATATGAAATACTTTAACATCCGTATCATCATTAATTTCCGCTTTTGCTACTGAAATAAGAATACAACAATCACAATAATTTAGATAAACAATACTGCAAAATTCATCTGGTAAATTTAATAAATCAAATATTTTTTCATCTAACTTCTTATGTTTTCTGATTATTAAATTTCTGAGATAATCAAAATCATATTTTAAGTCTCTCAATAATTCTAAGTTAATTTTTTCTCTCATGTTGTTATGTCATTTAAATTAGTTTTTTTGTGAAAATATTCATCTTCTGTTATTTGTTTGATTTGTTCAGTTTTTGTATCCATTATATAATAACCACTTAATTCTTCTTCAAAACAATCATCAACCATTCTATAAACTTGAAAATCAACTTCAAATCTTATTTGTTCAGTACCATAAAATCCAAAACGTACACTAAATTTATGTTCCCTATCTTTGTAAAAATCATATTTTTCTTTGAAATAAGATGATTTTTCTGGATTAACTCGAGATAATAATTCATCTCTGAGTTCATTAAGAAGACTTAATCTGTGTTGATTGTCTTCTTCCAATTTCTTTTCGAGATATTTTATATCCGAAACTCTATCCAATATTTT